CAGTTGGGACTCATCCTCATACACAGGGTACGGACCTTCAGGACCAAAGAACTTCAGCGTGTAATCGCTGAGTACATCAGGATTGGTCAGGATTTCGTTGTAAGCCAGGTTCTCTTGGTGCTCGGCAACAGAGAAATCGGCATAACGATGAAGGACCTCTTGTGCTTTGCTGCCCCAGGCAACAGCACTGTCAAGCATGGCTTCCAGTTGGAGGCCGTAGTTATTTAGAATTGCGGGTGCTTCTACCCCGTACGCGCTTACCACTTGACGCGTTTCCGGGCTCCACTCGAGGAGATTCGCCACGTCCTCCAAGGATTGAACCGAGTAGGTTTGGGAAGAGTTGGGCGAGGAGATCTGGTTGGGTGACCAGGTCTGCTGAGCCGATTGTTGCGTAGCTGGGTTGCTGTACTGCTGACCGTAGTTGGCCGGTGCGTACTGGGTCGGAATCTGTGATGGTTGACCCTGGAACGGGGATTGAACTGGACTGCTCAGCAGATTCACCACCTTGTTGAACGCCGATTCCCACGGATTGCTGTTCGCTTCCGCTTGGTATTGGGGGGCGTACTGAGTAGGGGCTGATTGGTAATTGGGGGCCGCCTGAGGCACCGCTTGGGGGTAGCTGGTACCCACCTGATACGCCACTGGAGCTTGGGGTACTGGAGCCTGGGCTGGTACCACGTAGCTGCTTGGAGCCACCGCCACTGGTGCTTGGCTCGTCTGTGGGATCGATTGGACGGTAGCGTCCTGCATAACTCATCTCCTTTTGTAGAGCTTCTAATGTTCGATACAGATATGGAGTTAAATCCAATCTTGGATCCGCAGCCATCGGAAGATCCGGTGCTTGCGGGTGGGGAGTCTGCATCATTCCCCCCACTAAGCGAGCGAATTGAGAGTATGCACCCTGTAATTCGTTCACCATCCTGAAAGGGAACCCAGATAACATCTCGGCCCTTTCCTCATCCGTCTTAGACGGGAAGAGGTATTTCAGTGCTTCAATGCTATCAACACCTAACTCCTGGAGGTTTCGTACCACGATGGAGTTGTTGAGGATGTCTTGGGTGGAGTCCTCATAAACAGGACCCATCCAACGCCACAAAATAGTTAAATCACCGTCCGGAATAAGACCAATAACCTTGGGTGGAATCTGTTGGGTCTCCACACAAGCCATCATAAGTTGTTTGAGTTGGTCATTGTATTGCTTCATTGCTTCTTCATATGCCATCTCTTCTTCTGGGGAAGCGCCGTCAGGTAGATCTACGGGCTTTTCTAATCCTGCTGCCATCGCAAGCGTCGTCTTGAAGAGTTGTTCTTCCTGGTAAATAATCAACTCAAGACAACGACAGATGCCATGGGTGTAAATAGAATTTGCTTTCTTCTTGGATGTAGCGGCTACGCGACCAAACAGTGATTTGTACTCAGTTGCAGTAACGCCTGCAGAGATAGACAGTTCATCAACACCACCAAGTGCTGTACGGATCTCTTCTCGATACTGCCGTGCAAATGCGTTTTGGTCACCTGTGATTGCATCGGGGACAATGTAACCAACACGGTCGTTTGGTTCCAGGTTTGCGATGACTCTTGGTACACGGATCTGACCATCAGCACCACGACTAACAGGATCTGCTTTGAACGTAGAGCGACTCAAGGCAGCAGGACTTGTAAAGCCAGAGTTTGCTGCAATCGAAGGTCGCTGAACACTCATGTCCCCACCTGCTTCCATCAGGTCTGTCTTGGGACGTGACGAAAGCAGTGTTGGGTTACCAAAGAAAGTGATGTTCTTGCGCATGGTGCGCATCAATTCATCATGCGTACAGATGTGATTAGCAACTGCATCAAACTCACCAGAGCCTTCATTTGAAAAGCCTTGAGTGTTGTTGATAATCTCAACGCAAGGAATAAAGCCAAGACTATTTTTAAGCGTTTTGGTATTACCTGTTAACGCATAGGTTGGCATGTCAAAATTCAGCTCCGAATCGGAGTGCGTCTCTTCAATTTCTTTTGGTTTAATTGATAATCGGATATAACGTTTAGCACCAGGATTGTATGTGCTTTGCGATCCAGTGATATTGACTGTATTAATTTGATCGCCAAAGCCATTGCCACGGCGCACCTTGTAGCTGTAGATGATTACGACTTCGTCAAGCTCACCGTCAACGTTGTAATAGGCACGATATTCGTGTTCGCGGAAGTAATAAAGTCTATAGCTTTGCTTGGTAGGACGGATGTAAAAAAGTCCTTTACCATCACACAAAAAGTATTCCCAGATGGAATCCAAACGGGTATCCATCTTGTTGTACTTAAGGACCCTGTCGATAAAGTCTTTGCGCTGAGCACCAAAGTTATCTTGTCCTGGAAAGAACTCAACTCCTTGGCGAATACCAAAGAGTTTCATCTGTGCAATATGGGACGCAACAATACCCGTATCTACAACAATGTCACTGTTTTTATCCAGGTAAGCATTGATGATTTCGTGGAGCCGGGCTTTAGCGTCAGCCATTAATTATTCCTCTCTCCTTTAATGGTAGCAGTTTTCAAGAAACAATTTTATCGTGGAAACCAGCTGGAACTTGTCCAAATTGAGGCCCCATATAAAACTGAGAATTAGCCAGCTGCATGCCAGGAGCTGCTTGTGCTAACAAAACACCGCCAACATTACCTATGCCAGCAGAAGGCATTGGCCGTTGGAGCGGATTCTCGCGCTGGTAATCTTTTATCTGCTGACGCCAACTACCAGGGACCTTGAACATTTCTTTGAATTGTTCTTCTTCGTCTACGTCGGATTTTCCAGGGCCAATAGGAAAGCTAAGTCCACCGGCAATTGCTCCTAACCCTAAATTCCCACCTACTGGAATGCCGCCTGTAATACGCATTTATCTAACTGTCAATCCGTTTATTCTACTCTTCTATAACCTCATAGCCAGCCGCATCATTGACCTTGGAAATAATGATGCCAGTGCCACGGACATCCCAATTAAGTACGTCGCCTTCTTGCCAGCAAAGCTCTTCCATCACCTCATCGGGAAGAACAATGTACTGATCTCCGTTCTCGTCCTCCTGGACCTCGAGGATGTAACTCATTTGGATTCAAGTAATTTCTCAACTAGCTTATCAAGTTTTGCATTGATTTGATTGAAGTTATCATGCATTTGTTGGATCTCTCTTAAGAAGTCAACCTTGAGAACGTACTCTAAAGGCATACGTTTTAAATCGTCTTCCAAGACGTCAATCCTTCGCTTTTGCGAACCGATGTAATTAAAAGCTTGTTGGATCTGGTCGTTTTGCCTGCCAAGGATCTTACCTGCGACCCAACTGCCACCGGTAATAGCGGATACAACGGCCGTTAAACCGATAGCAATGTATTCAGGTCCCACGACCAAATTCGCTTTTTTCTAATTCTAAGGTTTAGTAATCAAGTTGAAGTTTACCTTTTTTCATAAGACCATTAATCATCCATTTTTTTATTTCTTTCGCACAAAAGTTTAAAAGCTTCAATATCGTGTGTTTTCACGCGATGGCAAACTGCACACAAGACTTGACATTTAGCTATTTCTGCCATCAAAATTTTTTTGTTAGTTGTATGCATTTTTGCAACAGCTCGAATTTTTTCGTTTGGATTTATGTGATCAAAATCTAGAGCAAAATGAAACTCACTATAACCACAGCATTCACAGCCTCTTTTTAGCTTTTCTTCTTTTATTATTTCGGCATTTTCTTTTTGTTTTCTACTTGCTGCTTCTGCGCAACCTTTCTTTCGCTTCTCCCAGGCCTCAGGAGAAAGCCAGTTCATTGAGTAAGTACCGTTTTTATTGAGGCGCGACTTTCTTCTATAACAAAGAAAAATGCGACCATCTGGAGCAACCTCTCCATATCTCCAGGGTCGGCCCGTCGCTGGGTTTAATCGTTCCATCAATAATCCAATTGCAGTTTGCCCTTTTTCATGAGGCCATTAATTAACCATACTAACGCGTCAACAGTGTCGTCATGACTGCTAACACCAAAGTTAGTTAGCTCTTCAAACATCGCGGTGAAGTTACGATACCGATTGAAGATGATCTTACGGTCCTCAAAGAGTCCCATACAACCACGGAAGCGTGCCAGCTTATCTGCACGGAATCCTTTGACGGGATGCCAATTCAAGTTGTAAAGACTTTCGTTGTTTAGACACACACGCTTGAAGTCAGCTTCAAGAGAAGCCTGGTACTGCACTGCTTCTGAGTAAATGTCACACGTGGAGTAGGTCGGAAAATAATTACCGCTTTCATCGCAGCCAAGTATCGACCAATCATTAAGCAATTCTTTAAGAGCATCTAGTTTTTCTAGGTTGCCCATCACACGCAAGCGGCGGTAATCAATGACGTGAATCTGATCTCCGATGCGTCCACCAAGCACCATGACAGTATAGTCATTTTTTTCTTTCGTGCCAGCTGATAAATCAACCCCCACAGCAAGCGTGTCAAACTCTGTTGCAATCTCCGCTTTGACAATCAGCTCTGGAGCCAACGACAATTCATTCTGCCTGATGACTTGATTCATGTACTGGAACGAAAAAGCAATAGGCGCTTGTCGTTTCTTTTCCTTCAAGTAATCCAATGACCACATCTCTGGCCAATAGGATTGTTCGTCCCCGGACTTAGGATCTTGCAAGATTGCGGACAACACAATTTGCAACCAGTTGTTTTGCGTATTAAATGTTGTGGAATGAATATCATCATGTCTGAAGCGGGTACCAAGGCAGATGGCTCGTGCCCCTTCAAACATGGTGGGTGCAATCACCGCATTCCAGTTGTCCTGCATCTGTTTACGGATGTCAGGGTTGGAGATGTCCGCCGCTGATTTAATGGCGTCATCAATGATCACAAGATGTGAACGCTTGGAGGTCACCGAACCTTTAAGACC